GTTTGGTCGAAGTATGCAATATGTCAGACTCTTTTGTATTGCGGTCGGAACTGACACCACATACGTTAAAGATTTTGTTACTGCTGGTGGGGTGTATAGGACACGGTACGTAAGAGATTTGACAGTCGCAGCTATAGAAATCACTAAGTACTTAAGACTCTTAATTACAGCAGTTTGTACGACCACCACGTAACGGAGTGACTTAGTCAAGACGTATGTGTCAGGACCTGCAGCAACTATTCCCTGAATGGCAATCGTCACTGATTTATTTTGAAGCGCTCCTGCAAACGAGCCAGGGTCTTCTGTTGCAGCATTAAGTTCTCTGTCGGCTGTCGATGCGACGTTGTTAGTTGTTAGTGTACTAGGTGAATACTCAACTAAAAAATTACTATAGTCTACTGGTGCTCCTGTAGTAATCACATTTGAGCCACCCACTCTGTTAGCGGCTGCAATCCAAAGAGTATCCGCTGCTCCCCATGACGGGCTAAGAGAAGGCGGGTCGCCACTTACACTTGCCGCGACTTCAGGAAATCCAGTATAGTCTCTGACAACATACTTAATCGTACTTGAGTTACCTGTTGTCCCAAAAGTAAATGGAATTGTTGCCCCCTCTGTGCCGTCCATCACTCTCGCGATGACAATATTCCAGTTATAAGCTGAGTTTGCAAGAACAGTCCAGCCACTTGGGCTAGAGGTTGTATCTTGACGTGACGCCATAAACATTATCACCAAATCACCTATCTCGTGAGTTGGAACTGATACGTTGTGGGTTGTCCCTCCGTAAGACGTCCCGTCTCCTATACGTTGTTTTGTCCTTGATACTACAGTAGGGAATGACATGGTTGTTAAATAGTTAACTTAAACTTTGTGAGGTCGATATTTTCACAATTAGATTGAACAATACGGTCATCAGGCAAAATGAAATTGTAGACTACTCGCCCACCTTCTCCCTTGTCTTTCCAACCGTAAGTATAAATGTGACTGAAGTTGTTGAGGCCGTTATACCAAGCATTAGTATTGGTGTAGTAGTAGAACATCTGCATTTCTGGTTGAACCACTATATCAATACGCTCTGTGTCAGCGCCTTCAGGTTTGAAGATGCAGAAGAGTGCCACGTCTTCCCAGGCAATTTCTTTTACTTGGTGAAAGATACCTTGAGCATCGAACTGATGCAGTTCAGAGCCGTTCTTGTAGACCACTCCCCAGGCCCATCGTTCGAGCTTCACATCTTCTGGTACACCATTCCTAAAGAATGTCCATATCCGCTCTGTCTTGGCCTTTCCAAGTATCTGTTGACTGTTCATGTTAGTTGGTTATGCAAAAGCCCCCTGTGGCAATACAGAGGGCTTTTGAGCGACATTGTATTGCCTGGGAGCTATGCAGCATTGTATTGCTGATTTGTAATGCGTCTGGACTATTTAGCGATACCGCTGACGGTGGCCTCTGCTGGTGTATCAGCTACGGTACTTTTTACTTGCACCTTGTAGTAACGATACGCAGCTTGGGTGACAGCGTAGCTATCAACTGCCGCTTCTTGCACAGTCGATTCAGCATCAACGACCACAAAACTATCGTTGTCATTTGAAGCAACTACCTGCCAATCGAGGTCATTTGCTACATCAGAGTTTAGAATCGTATAGGCAATGCTCTTTTGGAATAGAGTGTCAATGAGAGACCCATCAACGTCTGCGTAGGAGTTAGTGGTGGCCTGGGCTGTAGGGTTCACCACTTCAACTACGATTGAATCATTTTTTCGAGTTTCAATCATGTTAGGCAGTTTCGTTATACTGATAATTCATGTTACTAGTTGAGCCAACAGTGTCGGCCGCATCGGTCTGAATCTGGTGTACTAGGTAGTCAGAGTAGCCGACATCTATGAGCTGACCAGCGAGACTACCCGCAATACCTAGGTTTGCGCCCGTAGGCTCTTCTTCAGGCATTGCTTGAGTCGCTACAGTTGAGTTTGTGACGATAGGTGTCGCATATGTTGCTGCACCAGCGTATGAAGTCTCACGTGCGTTTGTAACGTGCGTAGCGGCTCCACCTAGTGCACCGTCGCGCCACACCTTCAGAACATCAATGACTGATGCACCCCCCATATCAGTCAAATGAAAGCGTTGCCACTTTTCAACTGTGTTCTCTCCAGCAACAACTGGGTTGGCTGCAGGGTCAAGGTTTGCAGCATCAGTGCTACCCATATCAGAATCAGTGATGTTGTGGGTGATTGTTTCACCAGCACCATTTGACTCACATATTTCAACAACGGCCACTCTTCCGTCAACGCCGTGGATGATGGTGTTGGTAGTGATGACTTGAGTCATAGGTGTGTAAGTTAAGCTGCTGCTTCTACCTTTACAACGTCACCATCTGCATCCATGTAGTAGCCCTTCCAAGCAGTAGCTGAAACACAAGTCATGAATAGAGTTGAGTTTGCAGGGATAGCAGATTCAACCGCAGCTCCACCAGCTCCACCGTTAATGAGGACTGTCTCTGGTGCACTTGAACGAAGCTCGAAGCCTGTCGCTCCTACATCAATGCATAGTGTCTGACCAACTACAGGGGCAGGGAGTACAACAATATGGTTCGCATCTGCTGAAGTCACAGTGACGTGAGTCTTGTCTGCAGGGATGATACCAGTAGTAAGACCGTCGGCAGTCGCGGTGACCGCTGCAACGTTGATTGTCTTAGCTGGGGTAACTGCACCATCAGTAATCTTTGCAGTTGTAACTGCATCGGCAGCAAGTTGAGTTGTGTCGATACCGCCGTCTTTCACGTGTATCTCATCAGCAGTCACTTCAATAGTAACTTCGTCGGCAACCACGTCAAGAGTCGCTGCACCAGAAGTTGCGCCACCCGTAAGACCAGCACCTGCAACAACTGAAGAAATATCACCTGAAACAAGTGAGGTGTTGAAGTCTGCACTAGTTTCGTCCCCTTCGTTGGCAAGCATCACTGCGCCAGCATCAGCATTGGTGTCGATAAAGATACATCCTTTAGAGTAACCAATTTCAGCATCGGCTGGAACTGTTGCGCCGTAGGCAAGTAAGATACCTCGTGTGTCTCGTAGAACTACAGTTACTTCAGCTGTGTCTGGGGTCTCTACTCGTCCGTCTAGTTGAAGACTATTGCGTAGTCTTGATGATTGTCTGTCCATGGTAATGGTTGAAAATTAAATTTTGTGTAAGACAGATTTAGTACAGCGTAGGGGTGGTCAAAAGCACACTGAGTAGCTCTTCGTCATTCTTGTGCTTTTCTGGATTCACACCGAACCATTCAGCAATCTTGGTGAGGTCTCGTGTCGGCACTTCTTCACCGTACACAATACATTCGTTCTTAGATACTTGTCGCAAGCGTGGGTACTCATTGAGGTCAATGTGGTAAAAACCGCCACCAACTCGCTTCTCTCCTGCCGCGTCAACATATGCAGCCGACTTCAGGAATACGTATACCTTAGCTGCTGTGGTTGCTACAGCACTACCGCCGCCAATAGTCTCCCCGCTTGCTGCAGCGGCTTTGGCCGCAATCTTCTCGTCAATCTTGGTCTGAGCTTCACCTACTAGCTTCTGAAGCGCCTGGTAGCCTTCTGTGCCGTTAAGAGGTGCGAGGCCAAGCTCGTACTTCTTATTGATTTTATCGTAGTGACTAGAGAGGTCTTTTGCGCTCTTACCGATTACAGTAATTTTGTCATTTGTAGTGCTCATTTTGAATTGAAATTATTGATTGATAGATTCTTTGATAGAGCAAGAGGCTGGGGGTTACCCAGCCTTTGCTCTACTTACCGATTAAGTGAGGCCTGTGAGCAAACTGTGAGTGCGTCCGATTCCCTCTACAGAAAGTCCAGCCTTACCTGCAAGCAGGTCCTTCTTCTCACGTGGGTTCGTGTTAGTGAACGGCACGAATGAGAGTTGGTCGTCTACCTTCCATCCCTTCTCCATGAAGTTTGAGTTCACGAGAGCCACCTTGTCAGTTGGGAAGTCAATGTCAACAACGAAAGGAATTTGTCCATGTCCATCAGCTTCGTAGAAGTCAAGAATTTGTCCGCCGACCTTGTCTTGACGTGTAGTCACTACAGAGTCAGAACCAGTGAAGCCGTTAGCAACTCGCTTCTGTGATACAGAGAGCACGATTGCGTTTACAGTACCACCAGCAGCACGGATTGTGTCTAGTTCATTCTTCAATACGGTTTCTGTGAAAGCTCCACTTACTGCAGTCTTTAGTCCACCAGAAACGTCATTGAGGTAACTGATGAGACCACGAGTCATCGCTGGGATGCTTGCAGTTGCAGCACGGGCAGTTCCGTAGATGGCTGTTCGAGCAAGGTCTTGGAAGACACGTTGCATCGCTTCAGTCTTCAGTGCGGTCTCTGTTCGTCCAGTCTTACGAGCTTGGTCACTGTCTGCCTTTGAAAGGTCAATTGTTTCTTCAAAGAGTTGGCAGTAGTTGGTGACCTTACCAGTAGTTTCTGCCATTGCTTCTGCGTTGGCAGTTCCTTCAACGTGAGCAGAACCAATGATTTTCGCAACAGTCGCTGAAGTGTGGGTAGCACCTGAAGTGTCACCAGCACCACGTTCGTACACGTCGATGGTATTACCAGAACGGTCTACTGCAGATACTACGACAATTTCGTCATCTACGAGCAGAATGTCTCCGACTGTAATACGGTCGATTGTGCCTGAAGTGATTGGAAGGGCACTAGCATCTGAAGTTGAGTTCCAATCAGTACCTGAACCTACAGTACCAAGTGTTACAGATGGTGCAGTGTAGTTTCGAGTGAGCACATCATACACTTCAGTTGTGAATGGTGTCTCACGAGTTGTGAAGAGGTCCCAAACCTTTCCGAACTCTTTTGCTTGAGCTGGGGTGATGCGTTCTGCAACAGCAATCACTTCAGGGTCAAGGATAGAGTTTGTGTCGTCGAGGGTGGTGTGAAGTCCTAAGTCCATAATAAATTTAGAGGTTAAAGTCTTTGCTAAAACCATCTAGGTAGTCAGTCTATGATTTCTTTGTTCGCTCTGTTTTGATGAGCTTACCGAGTTCAGCCATGCGGGTGAAGTCAGATGCTTTCTTCCCTTCCTTCTTCTGCAGTGTTTCAAACTCTGCCTGATACTTCTGCAAGTCAGTAGTATTCGGGTCATCTTCGTTAGGTGGAACGCCACCGCCTTTACCAGTGCCAACTTTGACACCTAGCAGCTTCGCGTTCTTGGTGATGTACTCAAGTTTCTCACGTGGTGAAAAGCTTTCAGGGATAAGTCCGATATTGTCCTTCGGAATATCCTTTAGCACTTGCTCAAGTACCTGCTTAACGCTACCGACATACTTTTCAAGTATCTCCCCCTTAGTACCTAGCTCTTTTTTCAACTTATCAATCTCAGCGTCTTTCGACTTGATGACTTCTTCGTGCTTACCAGCAGCTAGGTCGGCGTCTTGTTTTGCTTTCGCATCAGCCGCTTCTCTGTCTGCCTTTTCCTGCAGCAATTTCTTGACTTCAGGATTTAGGTTGGCAATCTCTTCAGTTGTCATCTTCGATAGGTCTGGCGCATCGTCCTTCTTCGGTGGTACTGGTGCTACGTACTCAACCTTCTTGCCGTCTACTTCTTTGGCCTTGGTCTTGTCAGTATCATCAGGGATATACTTCTTGCCATCAATTTCGACAAACTGTACATCGTCCTCTTTACCGTTGAACTTGTGAACTACTACTTTCGTTTCAATTTTGTGAAGCATATATTTTTTGGTGCGATGACCGTTATTACCGACTTGCTGTGCAGGGCACTAGGTGTCGGCTGACCTGTTTATCAAACAAAGCACATCACGCTTGTATTGACATTATACACAATGTTTGCCTTCTTTGGCAGTCCCTGTGCACAACTTGAGTTAGTGGAAGTGAGCGGAATTGAACCGCCGTACCACACTTGGATTGAAAAACGTCTACGAGACCTATCTGCTTGTGAAGCAGCAACTTTGATATGACTATCGCATCCCCGCCCCACTTTTTTTGACAGTGAGAGCAGTGGGCATCTCCACCAACACCTGTGTATGACAACACTGCAGATACTAGGTGTATCTTTCCGCGTGTTGGACGTTAGGCTGGTACTAGACCTGCGTGAACGTCTTGCGCTGTAGCAAAGTACGGCGACTTCATTGATGCGCGTGCACGTATCGGGTGTACCACTTTTAAGAATGTAGTACGGTTTCTGTCTCGCAGTTTTTCAATGAACAAATGTGGGCGAAGCCTGGCACTCCCAGGTGGTCTGTGTATGACGGTCTAAAATTTGGTGAAAGCTATCCTAGTGTGTACCGCTACAACTGACCTCTTTTATTATATCAAATAAAAAAGCTGCACAATAGTAGTTGTGCAGCTTTTGCCTGGATATTCAAATGGTGAGTTCAGGGTGCGTCCAGCGAACACGATGTGCCCCTTCTTTCATCTCGACAACCTGGTACAGCACGCCTTCGTTATCGAAGAGCAGCATCCAGTAGGTGTTGGCCGCTTCGTCATAGCCGACCATGCAGAGCACTTGACCTTTTGGTGTAGGACAAATGCCTTGGTGGATGGTCACGGCGTTGATGGCTTCTTGAGCCAGGGAGTCAGGTGTCGGAGTTGGTGTGAGCGCCCAGGCTTTGGCAATCCAGCCAATGAGGGCCAGCACCAGAGCAAACTTGATGTAGAACATGAGGTTTTTCATGACGTACTCCCAGAAGAAGTTTCCCTGACGTACCGAAGCACGAAAGGTGGAACGATAGCGTGCAGCTTGAACTGCGCGACATCGGTAGAGACATTGGCATCGCTGCCAAAACAGTAGATATGGGCCAGGCGGAAGAATGTTTGCTCGTCCACCTTCGACCGTGTCATGGCCTCAACCACTTCTTGCGTTTGCATCGTAGCTCTCCTCACATTTTTTGCTACATGAGCCTGAGTCACCATGACGGCCATAGTAACCCTCGCAGTTCCGCTGACAAACGCAGCAGGTAGGTTGCTTAATCCAAGCAGCCAAGTCGTCCTCTCTTTTCTTTTGCTGAGCCTCATGAAGCTTAAAGCTTTGTTTCATTGTAACCCTCCATAAAAATGGTTGTAAGGTTGTTGTAAGGAACATGGCGAGCGGTAGCTGGTTCTCACAGCATCAGCGTTTAGGCACCGCTCCTAACTTTTATCATAGCACCAGCGTGAAGAATTTATTGGTGACGAGGTGCATTACTTATTCAGAGCGCGGTAGCCTTTAATGGCGATACGAGCGATGCGCTCAGTCTCTTGTTCTCGTAGTCGCTGCAGGTGAGTATTTTCTTGTGGTGAGGCGTTATCAATGGCCGACTGATACATCGGTTCGGTGATGATGTGGCACAACTCATGCATCAAGGTTTCCTCTAGCTCCTCTTCAGTGCACTTACATGCTGGGTCGAAGGCTTGAATGGTTGCTCTCAGGTAATTGATTTGAACTGTGCATACCATTGTGGTACTTCTCTCACTGTTGAGAAACAGACCATCAACTATGCAGGTGGTAATCTCCCACTCTGCTAGATTTAAAAAGTCGCGCATCTTCCTTGTGTGTGTATCAAAGAGCTTCTTAATGGGCAACTGCTTCGGTGTGAATTTTGAGTTTTTCTTTGTCATTTTTTCTTCATCTTAGCGGCATAGTATAGAGGTGTCGAATGAAGTTATTGTCAACCTAAATTGTAACTATGTCTGTATCAAATAATCAGTTGGAACTGTGGCGCAAAGAGCTGGGTGATGTTCAGTTCGAGCGTCAACTTAGTCTTGGTATGTTCGATGTACCAGATGACGTTGGGAGTGTGATTGAAGCGACCCTGGCTGAAGCAACAAACGTACCTATCGACTACTATTAGCTCAAGTCTGGTCTAGGTAGTAGAGAGTGCTTGCAGTTCGGGTGGTAAGGCGGTAAGTCCTCGGGTTGTGCCCTTGGGTAGTTTTTACTTTTACCCGACATCGAGTATATCTCTCCCTCTTGCGGCATACAGAGGTCGTCTGTTGCGCCGTGGGTTGATACCTGAACAATATCAATGTCGTACTCTTTCATGCGAAGCAGAGTAGCTTCGTTGTTGGCTTTGATGAGGTGAGTACGGGTGACCATCTCACTGTAGCGTTCTAGTGTCCATTGGCGGCCGCCTCTATCCAGTAGAGCGCGAAGTCCATTTTTTTGAATAATGCTGACTACATCCTTTTTGATAATCCTGGCCGCCTCACCTGCGAGTCTGCCTTCAGCAATCCTCGACTGTATCTGCTGACGCATGACATCAGACAGAACACGCTCATTGCCTCTCACCCACCCAGTCATGCCGCCAGCGATGTCACCGTAGGCATCACCAATCAATAGATTCACTACCTGAAGGTGTGGTGCGAAGTCTTCAACAGTGCGAAGGATATCGACGGTAAGTACTCCGCTCTTCAGTTTGATATCAAATGTCTTTAGTATCTCGTCAGTGTAATTGAACCCTGCGATGTAGGCGCCAGCCATTGCTGGTGACAGCCACGCCTTGACCTGTGCATCAGCTTCAGCAACAGCTCCCTTAATTTCGACCATCACAGCTCTCTTACGGGCCTCTAGCAACTCTATGCTGGTTGCAGCCTCAATACTGTTCTGACCCTTTTCTTCTAGCTCACCGAGGATGGTGCGTAGTTCAGAGACCTCTTTGTCGAGAAGTCTACCAAGTTCTTCTTCACGCTTCTTTTGGTCTTTAGGGTTCATATAATTTTTAGGGCTAACTTCACTACTACGATGAGAGCGAAAACAGAAACGAGCAGCATGGTAAATGCTGCTGCGTAGACGGTGGCGAACCATCGCCAATCCACTCGTTTCATCTTGTCTTCAAGCAAGGCGACATTCTCGCCAAAGCCTTCATTGATGTCTTGGTGCACTTTGTTGCCAGTTGGGAAACGCATACAGATTATTTATTGAGACCATTATCAGCGAGCACCTTTGATATTGCCGCACCGAGACTCATGCCTGCCATGTCAGACAATTCACTTGGGTTTTCAACTTCACTCTTCATCTCATTCAACATCTTGAGGTAATCGTATGTTGCTGCCATTACACCCTCAATAAACCTACGCTCTTGTAGAGAGTCATCGACGTTCTTACTCACTTCGATTTGTGGGTCATCGGTGTACACATAGCCAGGCGTATCGTAGTCCACGACTTTGACTGGTACCTTGCGATTGCCGATTGTGATTGATTTAGGGAAGTTCATAGATATCTCGTTAATAACTAAAGGGTCGGTGCACTACCTACTGAGCCTAGACCCGCGATGGCATCCTCATTCTTGATGCGGGCCAGCTCTTCGTCGGCCGCTTCGTCATCAATGTTTTCAATTCGCTTGAGTGATGAATGGCGTGAACTGATACCTGATGTGATTTTCTGTGCCTCTACGTTGACTTGTACTTGTTCGTCTACTGGCAAAGCATCAGAGAACTTGATGATGCAGTCATTCTTCTGCAGCTCTTCTGAAGAAGAAGTCATCTTGGCCCCGATACGAAGCATGTCGAGTACTCCGCGTCGTAGCTTCGCTCGCTTCTTCGATGTCTTACGCATAGCAGGGAAGAGTTGGATGCGAAGAGACTCTACACTCTGCGGCGCTGCAGTACGTGTTAACGCCCACATTGGTATACCTGTCATGAACTCAATGAACTTCATCATTGAGAGGATGTGCTCGCGTGCATCATTAAGCAAGGGATTGGTGTTGATGATGTACTGCGGCATTGGGTCTTCTTTGCTCTCAAGTATAAATGCCTCACTGTGTTTGACTTTAGTGCTGCCCTCTTCTTCATCCTCTTCAAGTGAAGATGCAGGTATTGCCAGCTTGGCGTCCATGTTCTTCAGGAACTGGGTTGCTACCTGTGTGCTACGCTCATTGATTTCAGCGAGTTGAGGCACGATGTCTGCGTAGTCACTCTTGCCGTAGCCTTCTTTACTGCGGCGGCCGTTGTCAATTTGACGTACAGGTATCTCATCAATATCAAGGGTTTCACTTTCTACCAGGGTGCGGCCGACAAGTGCACTCATTGCCTCAAGTGGATATGCTTCGATGACTACACCTGTCTGGTTACATCGCCAAGCTTGGTGCTCGATGAATACATTACCGTTTCCTTTCTGGTAGTGCTGTGTGTGGGCTAGTAGTTTCTTACTTGTCGGATTGGCTGGGTCCTTTCGGTAAGTAATAAAAACAACAGAGCCGTCACTCTGTGGGAAGTATTGGTCTGCAGGTACCGACATCATGTGGTACTGGTTCTCATCGTCCTTGTAGCCGAGCAGTACTACGAAGCCGAACTCACTCTGGTCTTCAGCAAAGTCGCTCATGCGCTCTTTGAGGTCGTTCTCATAGACAACACCCTCTACCCACGCTTGGTCATCCTCTGAAGCGCCTGCAGGGGCTTGTATGACCAGACGCTCGACATCACCTAGCACAAAATCACCGTAGACTTCGGTGATTCTTGCAGGGATGCCGTGAGCTAGATATACCAGGTCGGCCAGGTTCTTGTACTGCTTCTTGATGAGTTCGTGCAGTTTGAGAATAGACAGTTGCTCACTGGTGTCGTAGAGCTTGTGATACTGCTTGAGAGCGTTCACTCGCTGAATCTCTTTGCTAGATGGAAACTCGTTGATTTTGACGGACATATGTTTTGATAAAAATTAAAGCTGAAACTTTCTACGCTGTTCAAGTCCAGTCTCTCCTACATGCTCGGTATTCTTCTGACTCGCCACTGCTATCTCTGCAACGCGCTGAATCTCTTTGGCTTCTGCGTGATGCTTCTTTGCCAGTATATCCTTCTCGTACACATCAACGTCCTGGCGAATGATGTTGGCGTACTTGCTGCCCTTGAGTATACGGCATCGAGCACAGATGGGTTTGCCTTGATGAAGATAGAGACGGCCACCCGCTTCGTTCTGCTTAAAGATAACGTAGTCACAGAAGGCACACTCTACTCCGACAGGCAGTGCACTTGTCGGAACCATGATGCCGCTCTGGGATTTGTGAAAATCATTTGTCTTTGTCATTGCCGTTGGATTTATTATACATCTCTTCAAGGGTCAATACGTCCTGTATCAACTTTTCTGTGATGTGGGAGTAGTCAAAGACTGGTGGCTTCTTCATCACTGGGGTGCCGAGCTGCCTGGATGCCTCAATAGAGAAAACAATGTGCTCACCAAACTTGGTGAGGAAATCTGACAGAGCGTGACTCATTCTAGGCACGTGTATCTGGTTAACAATATGCCGTATGGCAAGTTCTCTCTGTTTAGGCGTAAGCATGGGGTGATTATATTCTATCAGGTCGCTCAACATTTTTGAATGTACGACGCTTGAGCATCCCCATAATGAGGTACACAAGCGCATCTACGAGGTCGTCGTGTTCTTCAGAGCCAAAGCCCAGCAATTGCTGCAGCAGCTCTTCACAGCCGAACTCAGGGAACAATACGGTGCCGTCAATGATGAATGGTGAGATGGTCTCAAGTCGGGCCTTCTTGTCACTGATTGCTCGCATCGGATATACCGCCAAGCCCTTTCGCTTCATCGTCTGTAGTGCAGCCTTTTGAAAACCAACGTCTTCTACGAACCACTTAGTGCCTACTGGCATGGTGTCATTGAGACGGATAGCTTCCTTCATTGAGTCATCGAAGCCAACACGCTTGTTGACTGGATTTGGTCGAATGAAGATATGGTCTTTGTCATCGAGTGTGATGCGATACCCTGCGACCATTGCGGTACAGTCGGCACTCTGCTTCTCACTGATGGCAAGGTCTTCACCAACACCTGCATCTTTGGGCTTCCACTTCAGTTTGCCATCTTCGTCTCGCTCATCGAGCATCTTGTTAGGGTAGAAGTGTATATCTTCTTCCTTCACTGGTTGGTCTTCTTCAGCAACGATTTTGAGAAGGTACTCGCGCGCCCACGTGATGTGTGAACGCACCTTTGCTTTCTGTTTGTCGATAGCTGCTTGGTTTGGGTACTTCCCTGCCCATTCAATTACCCCAGTCTTCTTGTTGATGAGAGGGAACTCAAGGGTAGTGAAGAGTAGGGAACCGTCTGGCTTCTTTGATTTGCGTACTCGCATCATCAGCGCATCTTTGTGCAGTAGGTTTCCAATGAGTACGAGCTTGCTCTTGTCCTCTTGCTGCGCTGGGATGACTTCGTTGTTGAACCAGCTCTCAGTCTTATCGCGGTTCTCTTTCTTCTTCACCCACACAAGGTCCTCAACGTCGTCACAGAGTACCACTTGTGGTCGGTACTGGCGGTGTCGAAGTCCGCGCATCTTCTGCCCCCGTGAACGTCCCATGATGAGACACCCATTGGCAAGCATGAGCTTTTCTGAAGACCAGTTGCGAGCTTTATCGAAAGTGATGCCGTAATCTTGCTGCAGCCACTTGTTCTCTTCCAACTCATACCGCAAGTTTGCGATGGTGAGCTTTGTCTGTGTGGTGGTATCACCTACAGGGATGATGAACTTTGCTTTGCCTTCAAGGCCAAGATACAAAGGTGCGCCGATTGTGGCGTATGTACTCTTTGCACCACCTCGGTGTCCAATGATTTCAACCAACTCTTCGCTAGGGTCCTCAAGTACGTGAGAAAGAACGTAGTGGTAGTCAGCAGGCTCTACTGTGAAGTAGTGGCGAAGGTACACCATACACCAGCCGAGTAGACCACCTTGTTTGACGATGTACTTGCGTACTGCAGGGTCTTCAAGATTGATTCCTTCACTGATGTATTTCATACGTCGCTTTCTACTACGACATAGTCAACCTTAGACGCCAGGGCTTTACGCTCAAACAGTGCAAACACTTTATCGACTGCCTCTTTCGCTTCAGGCGAGACTTCTACTGTCTCAGTCATATTGGCGTTGAGTTCAATCTTTGGTGAGAACTCTTGTTTGTTCTTCACTGCAGCGTACTTGAGAGCGTTGTCGAAGTTACTCATTGCCCCTGTCACCAGTACCTGTCTGATGAGTGTCATTGGTATATGGCGTAGTATGGCAACCGTATTACTAAATTCAGGGTACTTCTTGATGAAGCGGTAATATGTTACTGGATTGATACCAGCTAAAATACATGCTTCTTCTACAGTAGAGTCAAATGCAAAAGCGTACTCTAATTTTGAAAGAGTACGGTCGTCAATCTCTGCTGGCCGACCTGCCCCTTTGGGGTTGCTCTTTGTCTTCTTCTTCTCTGGTGGAATCTCAAAGTGAAACACCTCGCAGGCTTGTGCGATGAGCACAGCTTCTCTTCTGTGTGTCAAAGGACTGAAGACAACATCGTCTACCATCTTATCGACAGCACGACCTTCACTCACTGCTATGGCAGCAACAGGGGCAGCTACGGGCTTACTCTTGCGAGTAGCTTTTGTTTTCTTCTTTTTGACCTTGTCGATACCCTTCTGGATATTAATGAGTTTTTTTGAAGTTCTTTTTTTTGTAGGTGCTTTTCTTGAAGCCATAGTGTGTGGTGTTTGTCATACAGACGCTCGGCCATTGCATCGAAGTGCGGCGGCCATTTTCATCAAGCTAGGTGAATGGTCTCTACTATGCGGTTTCCTTCTGTTGGTAGTCAAAGTGGTTGCGAGGTATGCGAGGTGCGTCAATCTTGACGTACACTCTCTTCTCAATTTGCTTGAACGCGATGAGTCCGATGACTTTGCGTATAGCCTCTGCAGTTGTGCCCTTTTGACCGATACACATACCGACATCTTCTTTGTGAAGCTTGACGTTGATGATAACAAGTTCGCCCTGTTCGTCAGCGTCGGCTGTTGTATGTAGCTCTACTGCTTCAGGATGGTCAACAAAACCCTGTACCAGTTCGAGCAATATCTTTTCTAGTCTGTCCATGCTGTAATTTTTTTATTATTAAACAGCGTGGTGCTTTGTTTGATTGCAGAGACTTACGCCTCTATACCAGTATTATAGCACCCCGTCTACGTTAAAGAATGTCAGTCTGTGCAGACTGTGCAATTTCCTTCTTCGCCTTGAGATGCCCAGCAGTGTGGTTCTGGCAGAAGTCGGCAATCTCCCGAAGGCAGTGATGGTCGCACCAACTGTCAGCCTGAAAGTAACAGACGTATTTTCGCCAACCGCCATACCACTTGATGATGGCGAAGGGTACTCCACCTTTATCGAGCACGTACCACCGACGAGTCTTTGCTCCCCTCTGGTTTGGCAGCTCTTTGAAGGTGATGTATGTGTCCTTGCCCATGTCTAGATTTTATACTTCTCGTATAACGACTTTAGGTGAGCGAACGGCACTGCAGGAAACGCTAGTTCCATTTCTGAAAAAGATAATCCTTGGCCCACCATGTCTCTGACCCGCTCTTCAATTGTCGGAGTCGATGCTGGTGGCCTGTTAGCTCTGTCTTGAGCTTTCTGACCATAGCTCGTGAGTCCTGGCGTCTTCGGCTCTTGTAGTGGTTCGTCTATCTCACCAGTCTCAGTATTGAGTCTATGTCTTTGGCTGTAGACCGTCTGCACAGTGACATCGTATTTGGTTGCTATCTCAGCGGGTGTGAGTTCGTCGGCTTTGATATCTTCAATCATTGCTTCTTTGTCGTACTTAGTTCGGCGCTGCTTGTTTTCGGCTGGGATATTTGAGACGGGCGTCTTTGGTTTTTTCTCTTCCTCTTCCTCAACTTCAACCTCTACTTCTTGGTAGATGACTGCTGGGTCAGCAATGAGCATGTCAATCACTTGCTCGGCCGTCACTTCTTTTTCTAGGATTTCATCTACCTCACCATCGTCACCGTGTTTGAATACACTGATTGTAAATTTTGCCATTTTATATTTTTAACTTTTCAAGTGCGTGGGTGATTTCATATGACGCATACTCATTAAGTGTCTGTGACATAAACATTTTCAAATTTTCTTTTTGAGATGACGGGACAATAGAGGTGACGAGGCATCTCTCTCGCACTTTGTTGTTTACGGTTTGTGTTTGACGTAAGACAGAGTAGTGGCACTGTCCAGTCTCTGGATTTTTCCAATAGATTAATCTATAAGTTGAGTTACCCAATTCGATTGTGATTTGCTGCTGGTACATAATTTATATTATTTATCGTGGTTTATATTCTTTGCCTGGCTCTAGTGGCTTGGTCATATCTGCACGTCGCTCAAGTGTGTTCATTACCTCATCAAGACTGATGGGTCGGTAGCCTCTGATGTCTGGCGCAGCATCGTAGTGATAGGAAAGTTGGTAACCCACAGCTTCAGCTTCGTCTCGCCTGTGGTCGTTATCAATCATCGTGAGTATTCTACGCTCACCGTCACCATGAAGGTGGCCGTGTACGTTGGCATAGAGCCCAGGCAGTACGCCTACTGGTGCATGAGTAAACAAAATCATCTTCTTTCGTACCCGCATAACTATCTCTTCGCAGACAAAGTCCCAACCGTGTGAGAGGTACCATGAGTATGATTTGTTGTCGTGGTTGCCTCTGACCAGTATCTTCTTGCAGCGTAGATTTTTGATTAGCGCATGTACTCTTTCATCGGCACCGATACAGATGTCACCCAAGTGTATGAGGGTGTCGCCTTCGTCTAGGAGAGCTATTGAGTCCCAAAGTCTTTGCTCATAGTCATCTGGCCGACCAGCGCCCATCTCTTTGATGCGCTCATGATTAAAGTGGGTGTCTGTGATGATGTAAGTTTTCATATACGGTCTGCAAATGGTGAGTCTGCAAAATCTTCTGTGACCTTGCCTCTTCCCATGTTATTAAGTTCAAAGTCTCGTTCTGCTTGAGAGAGTGCAGTTGTTTTTCGATACTTTTTTTCTTCAGGTGGTTTATAGAGTGGCACGTAGTCGTCGTCGAGTAGTCCCATATCTATTTTTTAGTAGCAATGACCTCTGCAAACTTCACAAAGTATAGTTCGTCCTCACCATCTTTAAAGGTGAGCATCGAGAAATCTTGAAAGAAAACTGTGTCGCCTACTACTACGTGCATACCTTCAGTATGCGGGTCTGTTGCAATGACCTCGGCACTTGTAGGGCGCTGCTTCTTCTTTGAAGCATCTGGAATATAAATACCTGATGCGGTCGTCTCTTCTTCCTTCTCAGGTTGTTTAACCTGAATATAGCCGTTGAGTGGAAATATCATTTGGTGTGAGTTAAGTCGTAGTGCAGGTTGTACTTCGCATTGAATCTTTCTTTTGAAGTGAAGACCATGACCCAGAACTCGATTGTAGCAATAAAAGCTGGGATAAGTGTCCAGCAAAAGAGTGCGTACATGGTGCCTGCTACTGTGTTGCCTAGATAAAATTTGTGGCCACCTACCCATCCTAGAAAGAGGGTGAGTATAAGTGCGGTTGTTTTACTTTTTCGGTTCATTTTAAGTGTGCTTATATTTACAATTTTTGAGCAATCTATGCGTGCTCATCACTATGGCCGTTGTTTGATAACAGCCATAGTGTGAGAAAACAATTAGTCAGCTACAGTCTCTTCAAACGACTCATCCTCATCCTCTGCCAACTTAACTTCTGTGAAGTCTACGTAGAACTGTTGGCCGACACTGAACTTGCCGTGAAGCGCAGGGTTTGCAATCAAAATCTCGAACGTGGCTGAAGGCGAGAAGTGTGCATACGTGTTGTTCTCATCACTACCATCTTCTGGGTAGGTATCTTCGCGTGAAACTGCACGCATCTTTAATGCTTCAGAGTCACCATTTGCTTCTACTGACTCAACGACGAGCTTTGCTCGCATTGTTACTTCTTCTGTATTCATAGTGGTAATTTATTGGATAATGCGACCATCTTTCAACCTATACATTTTACCATTTTACGTTGTCTTTGTGTGTACAGACTGTGGTATGTGTTGATGAAGTCGATGTCGATTTGCTTGAGTGTGTAGTCCATTTCAACCAGTGCCTCAAGAGTTTTGCCCAGCAGATTGATTGTGCCGCCATCAGAGTTCAGATATGCCTCATTGCCGATGTGACAACCAAAGTTATGAATGGGACAACTGTTGAAGACTGACTCGTTGTGTTTACCATCAATGTAGTGCCGAGTGCTCGGTGACATGATGTGGTGAAGCACGTCTTGTTGGTTTCTGCCGCATATCATGCATGAGTACCAGTAGAGCCAAACGTGTCTGGTCTCATTGCTGAAGCGGTTACGAAGTCCCGACTGTTTCATTTTTTGTTTTGTTAAATGCATCGAATATCTTTGCAAAGTTGTGCATCACCTCTGGTCGGTCCCCATATCTTTTTTCAATAGACTTGGCGAGTTCTTCTGTTTCTTTGCTCATGGTCTTGGGTCACTTAGCTCTTCGCCGCTCTCATTGTTATGAGTCTTGTCAATCTCTACGAGGGCTAGGTCATCTTCTTGATGATGATGTGAGTCACTGTGATGCTCACAGCCGCACTCTTTGCCAAGAAACTGACCCATCCTATCAACTGGTTTAATTCCGTGCTTGTGAGCGATTTTTTGGATGTCTTCACCCAGTTCATGCATAGCTTCTTCAACTGAGCAATTGCGTTCCACTGGTGTCGAGCCTTCCATCTCAAAGCTTGAGTAGGCTACAAGCTCAAGAATCTCACCGACCATCTGATTCATTCGATTTGCGTCTTCAATTTTCATGTTACCGACTTAGATAGATTGATAATGCCTCAATCGAACTCTCGGCCTGGATGTCACCCTTATCACTGACATACCAGTATGCGTCTTCAAGTTGGAACTTCTGCAGTCGAGTGAGGTCGTTTACTACATTGACCTGAGTAAACTGTACGCCCGATGTTAAGTAGCCAAAGGCTTCACCGTTATGTCGGACGACAAAGTGCTCTACTGGTGCAGTGCATCGAGGTGAGTGCTGGTAGTTCAGATTAGTGCAGGCAATGACTGCGCTGATTACGACCGTTAGTGTGGGTATCATATGTTGTGTGATTGTTTTTGGCCGTTCTTGCCGACCAGTGAATAAAATAACCAGAGGTCTTTGGTACGCATCCTGTGCTGGCATTTTCTATTGTCCAGTCTGACTGTGTGTACGTAGTCACTGCCCTTGGTACCCGTGACTAGCAAAGCGATAATTTCGCCCTGTCGGTTTGGTTCATTGTGCTGCCATATCTGGCCGCGCTTTATTTTATGTCGTTCTGAAGGTGGTGGTAATTTCATAGCAAGGGTTTGTTGATATATCCTTTCTTGGTATGCACTCTAGGGTTGTCAAAGATTTTTTCAAGAAGTTCGATATCGACACTCTTGCGCGTCAGTTGGGTGCGTCCCTTCTTTGGGTGTTTCAACATTGTCTGTACCGTCATACGGTTGTGCCAGACAATCAGTAGCACTCCGTCTCTTTTGAATAATAGCTGTGAAAATTCTGGCCTGTGCTTGTATAGTTCCCAACCGTACGAAGCGGCCAGGAAACTAATGTCTTCAGCGCATAGGTTCTTTGTCATGGTCTTGCCATTCGTGAGGTCGCATGATGCGACTTGCTGCTGCCAATTCTGTAAAACCTTTTTGCATCTCTTCTAGCTCAGCGCGGTCAACGTACACCGACCAGTACGATACGACCTTGTCTTCTGTTTTCTTTCTGAAGCAGAAGAACCCATACTCGTCTTTGTACTTCGGACTACTTGGTGCTGGTAGGCCAAAGATGAAGTCATACGATGGGTACTGGACCCAAAGAGTGACCATGATGTCCTCACCTTCTACTGGTGTATACACCATCGTCTCGCCAGTAGTTACGCTGGGTTCGACGGTACCTTCAACGTATGTTTGAACTGTAGTGGGTATAGTCTTCATGTACTAATCATTTTAACATCAATTAGTTTCTTCTCTAATAAATAGCTGAGTAGCTTGGCTAAAGCGTTAGCAAGGTTTTCGTCGCGCGACTGACTATCGACATGAGTGTATCCACCATCGTTGGTGATGTAGCAAAACCAATACTTTTTTGGTTGGTTAAAACTTATGTGTAGATTTTTATATGTGAAGTGCCTCTCAAGTCGGTGTGAACCTTTGTAGTAGAAAGAGATATTATTCAACATCTCCCCCAGCTCAGCTACGGTGTAGGCGGGTATATCATCAACCATGGCTTCCTCATCATAGCCGCCCTCAATTGGCTCAAAATATTGGAGATAGTGAGTCTCATTTCCGAACATGTTTGAGTATGTCCAATAAAACAAACTCTTCTGCTTCACTCCCAACTCATCCAACTTCTTTGCTAGCTCTAGTGAGCAAACTAGGTCTTCTGATTTCATATCGAACCTTGATTATTCTGCAACCGTGCTGATTGGTAGCGTTCACCCTCTTTCACACGTATTGCCGATTGAATAAATGAGACCATCTTTTCGTTAGCGTCAGTGATGTTCTCCCACTGATTTTTGACCACGTCCTTCTCAAGAACAAAGTCAGCTAATTGTACCACTTCGCCCGCAACTGCTGCACGTGCCTCGGTGACTTTTACACCAGAGTGCATCAATGCAAGCAATCTTTCTTTTTCGACCTCGTCCAGCTTCTGTGTGTACACATCGCGTTCTGCGCGTGCGCGAGCTGACTTCTGGCCGAGGTAGACGTATGCACCAGTGAGCTTACCCCCTGTGCGTATCATCTCATCAAGGTTTTGCTTATCTAGTGGCACATCGAAGAGTTTGCGGCCAACTAAGAATACATAGTCCACCATCTTGTCCTCGGCTCTGAACTGGGCAATGTCTTTGATTTGGGCGAGAGCGGCTTCACACTTGGCTCGGTAGATGCGAACGATGTCACTATCGTTATCACTGGTTGGGGTGCTGAAGTCGTCAGTCTTGGCCTCTTTCTTTTTTGCCATAGTTAGATGATATCAATTTTAGGCTTATTGGATGGGCGGTAGTAGAAGTTTTTATGCATGGTCGGCTCTTCACCAAGCTCTTTGCCGTATGCTGCTTCAAACTCCCAGCCTTCTTCTTTCAAGTCGTGAATAATTGCACCGAGTCGAAGAATGTAGTGATGGAACGCCCAAAAGTTGAAGGAAGATCCAACTTCGTTGATGCGTTCGATGACTCTTTCTTTTTGGGTTTTCTTTTCACTCATGTTGTTTGCTGACTATTCGGCCTCTTCCTTGTCTGCTAACCGCTTCATAGCTTCGCCCTTCAATGCTTTGACTACTGGTTCGTACTCTGCCTTCAGTTGCTCATTCATGCCTGTGAGCTTCGCATACTTTGCAATTGAGTGGATGAGGCGGCACTTGTCCATCTCTGCGATTACTACTACTTCACCACTGTCGTTTGTGAATGATTCCATATTTTTGTATTGATTATATTTAATTTTCTTTAGGCCATTTGTCACACAAGGCCTCTAGCATAAAGACTACATTTTCAAGTCCAAGCTGACCCTTCTTTAGTTCACGCTCGTCCAGCCTGTTCTCTAGTGAGCCATGGTCTTTGTAAGAACCGCCACCGCCATAACTCATGTCAATTGCGGCATGGTCTATAAAGACTTTGATTGCCTCGATGTCTTTCTTGTTTGCTTTTACTCGACCGCTATGTGTGTACATACTAGTTGGCTGAAATTGATACCTGCACGTCTTCGTAGATGCGTACACCCTTGATGTCACGAGCGCCTGCGTTCACTGCGTTGCGGATGAGCTTGTCTACTGGCTCACAGTATTCACGAGGCACCTCTGATGCCTTGATGACTTCAAACTTCCAAACCTTTTTGGTCGTTGTTCGACCTGCTGCAGTTGCTACTGTAGGCGCTGCACGTTCGACTGACTTTACTGGGTCGAGTATGAGACTCTTGCCAGCTTCTTCACGAGCCGCGTTGGCCTTGTCTCTACGAGCCTGGGCAATTGCTTCTTTTCTCTGCGCTTCTGCTTCTTGCTCAAGCGTGTATGTACTAATGGCGGCCTTTACGGTACGTATCGCTTTGTCGAGCGGGTCGGTCTGACCCTTGAACATCAGGTTGATGTTTTTTACTTGGTCATTGAGCGGCTTAACAAAAAAAGTGCGCATAGTTTCAGCGCCATCGTACTTCGTTTTGAGTCGAGCCAAAAAGTCAGTAGCAGTACTCACATCAGCTTCGGTCTTGATGACCAGACTCTCTGCTTGTTGCTGTAATGACACTACCTCTTTGGCAATAACTGCGACTTCTTGTTCTGGTGTCTTCTTCGCCATAAATGTTTCAAATTAGGTGACGAACTGCGCTAAAACGGCAGCTCTGTATCTATACTACTATTTCGGTCATCATTGTCAATACTGTCAATGTTGTCAGGTGTGAACAACTGCCCTTTACGGCGGAGTATTTCTTTTCTGAAGTTGTCACGCCACACACCATCAGCAAAGTTCTCAGCACACCATTCAATGTAGCCCTGCGGTAGTTCATGGATGTGGGTACCTTCATGTTTACCAAACGATATCACCCCCTCGGGGTAGCTTTCACCTTCAGTGCGTTTTTTGGGAGCAACAACGCCACTCTTGCCTGCAGTAAGTTTGCCTACATTGCTGTGCAGCTCGTGCAGTCTTGGCTTCGGTTCTTTAATGACAAACTCTTCGATGTGGCCGAAGGTATCTACGTTGCCACAAATGTCGATTAGCTTGCAGTTCTCTTTGCCTTCAGCGATACGTACGCCTCGGCCGACCATCTGGTAATAGAGGATTAGCGAGCGAGTTGGTCGAGCGAGAATAACACAATCAAGTTCTGGAAAGTCAAAGCCCGTAGTGAGAACACCGACGTTGGTCATTACCTTAATTGCACCACTCTTGAAGTCGGCCAGCAGCCTTTCACGCTCTCTCTTTGGTGTGTTTGCCGATACTGTTGCAGCACTGATACCAAGGGCACGTAGCTCAGCACTCAAGTCTTCAGCTTCAGCCACGAACACGCAGAAAATTAAAGTGTGTTTTGCTTCATGCTTAATGATTGAACGTGCCACCTCACCGACCAAACCAAACTGCTCGTTGTACTTCTTCAGAGCATCCTGGTCGAAGTCCATACCCGTGCTGTTCAACTTAATGTTTTGCGGTAGGTAGCCTGTCGATTGATGATAATCAAGAGGGCAGAGGTAGCCCTGGTCGTAGAGGTCTTTCACTTGCGTGATGTGTACGATGTCATCGAAGATACGCGGCTTCGTTCGATGCAAAAATCTAGCTTCAGCGTGGCCGAAACTAGAGTGCATACGATACGGTGTTGCTGACATACCTAGGACCCGACAACCTTTGCGGCTGAAGAAATCCAAGTACATGCCGCCCTTCGCATTAGCGGCGTGGCACTCGTCCATGATGATGTTCTTGAAGTGGTCAAACAGCTCTGGCTTATTGTTCACGCTGCCGATAGTTGCGAAGGTAATGTGCCCGATATCTTTGCGGCCTGCTGACGCACTGAATACACCGACATCATGAAAGCCGAAGCCGTGGGTCTTCTCGACGTTCTGCTCAAGTATTTCTTTGCTTGGCTGAAAGACCAGAGTCGGCTCTGACAGTTGGGTTGCAATCGAAGCAATCACCAGGCTTTTGCCACTACCTGTGGGTAGTACTGCCAGGCCGTTGCGGTCTTTCTTTTGTGTAAAGATTTCAATACCTGCAGACACTGCATCTTGTTGATATTCACGCAGTTCGTACATGCTATTTTTGTTCAGGTCGGCGAGTACCGTTGATGATGTCTTCTAGCTTCTGAAGGTCAACAACTTTGTTTGCCCACCAACGCCAAAGGAATTGAGGCCAGTACTTCGGTCTCTGCTTCAGACATTCATCGAACGCCTGGAGACGCTGCATGAATTGTTCACGGTAGCCTTGTGAGTACTTCTTTGCTTCTTTGCGAGCTTCGCTTCGCAGCTTCTTACCAATACTAGACATATATTATTTTTGTGTTTTATCTGGTTCAAATGACACTACGTAAAATGAAAGTAGTGTCTTTTTTTCGTTGATGTCGGTAACTACAGCGTCAGGTACGGACATGTCAATCATCGTCTTACCACCAGACCACTTCACTGACATCACTGTTGCGTGGAACTCAATCGGTGGGCACTCATCCCGCTTCTGCTGCCACTCTTGCTTCGCATCTTCAATTTGCTTTCTGATACGTCTGACCTTCTCGTCCTTCAGGTCGTTGAGTAGTGACGGCTCGTTAACCACCACTTCGATGCGACCAATAAGAGATTCGATTCGATTTGAGTAGGTCTCGTCATTAAAGAGTAGCTGCACAAAGTATGCTCGGTGCGACTGGTCGATGACTGCGTCTACCTTCATCTTCATTGACCAAAACATATCCTTTAGAGTGAGTACGTTGAGTGAAAAAGGTTTGCTTCCCTTTTTGTTGGTGACCCTCTTGAATGAGATACCTGATGTTGATTTCTTTGCCATTTTATATTAGTTATCGAATAGATTGGTTTGTCCTACATCCTGCGCTTCTGGTTCACACGTGGTGCAGACCTCTTTGAGCATACGCTCGTGGTCTACAGTGGTGCGTTTCATGTGGCACAGGTTGCAGATATAGTTGTACCGTCTGCGCCATTTGTGTGGTACGAATGGTTTGCGCTTAGCCATATACCAGTTTGCCTACTGCTGCAGGCGAATGTTTACCCCTCGGCGTTCGATGATACCTAGGGTCGCTTTCTATAAGACTGAGAGCGAAGCGGCAGATTTTGGTGGCAACATCTTCGTCTTCAGGGAATTTGCCGAGTTTTATCATTTTAGTATCTTGGCCGTCGTTGATGTCGGCTATCAAGGTACCTTGTGTGTGGTACCAGTTAAAATATGCACGAAGCTCTGGATGGACGATGCGTAGGTGGTACTCGTTAACTACCTCACTCTTGAGGCCATAGGCTTTGAAGAGAAAAGTGCGGGACTTCGGTACGTCAATAAAGTTTTTTCTTCGACTCATATCACACGTATCGTCTTAACGTCTTTTTCTTTCCAGAATGAATTGTCACCACCTGTTGCTGCCCGCAGGTGTGCCAAGAACTCTCTGCGTTGTTTCACAGCTTCTCTTCTAGTGCTTGCAGCAGTCCATTTTGGGTACCAACACAAGTGCCACCCACCATCACGCATACGCACGAAGTTTGCATATAACCTCTCATACTTTGAGAGTGACATCAGTATTGCTTTGTCTAGTGGCTTTGGCATATGTGTCTAATCTTTAAATCTCATTAGAAATAAATAGCTGAGTAAGAACCACCAACCAGAGTGCCCTAGCCAAAATACGATATAGGCAGTGCCACTCATGATGATGAGGTTATAGACGGTGACGGCGATTATTGCTGTTGTTTTATGCATATACTTTTTTAGTCCAATTTTCTGCTTCAATACCTGCAATGACCGCCTCGACCCTGCGCTCAAAGTTCTGCAGGTTTTTTGTACTGCGGGTGGTCTTGAATTGATGCAATGCTTTCTTTGAAGATGGTCTTGTATCAACCCAGTTGAGCAGTATGCGTTTTGGTATGACGTTCACTAGATGCCAGTGCACCCACGCTTGAAAAGTGAGCTGGTCATCGAAGTTCACACGCTCTTGAGTCCAGCCATCAGGGTGAGCCATAGTCGCACCACCAGTTTTGTTCTCAATGATGGTGAGCTGGTCATACACATACCCATCAAGGGTTGCTCTGAAGCGCCAGCCTTTGAACTCACAGACCTGCACAACTTCTGCAGGGGTCACTGGTAGTTGCTTTATTACTCGTTCGAAGAGTCCCCCTAGTCGGCTGCCCGAAGGCACCTTTTTACCAACTAGAAACTGAGTGATAGGGAAGTCACGAAACTGGTATAGATACGAGAACGCGGAACCTGCGAGCATCTTTACATTTTGCGTGCGGCGTACCCCGAGCACGTACTCGATGTAGAACGCTGGCGGGTCTTTCTCATACAGTAAAAACTGTGATGATGAGAGTGTCTTTGTATACGGGTACAGACTCTTGCTGTCGTATTCTGGTAGTGTCAGTTCAGTAGTCATGCTATTTGTTTTGAAGGGTGTCTACACGGGCGGCCGCCAGCTTTCTCACCTCGGCTTTGAAGTCCTTACCGAAGCGCTTGTCTTCTTGCGTCTTACGGTCAAACTCTAGCACACGGTCAATCTCATTGCTGTGGGCAATGGCGCTGCGAATTAGTTGCTGCACCTCTTCTTGTGTTGAAGGTTTGGGTGGGGCCGCTGCAGTGACACGCGCTTGTGAGTTGGGTGTCTGCAGTGCCCTGACGCCCTCTGGGTTCTTCAGCATGAGCTGTATCATCTTGAGGGCCATTGTCTCAGGGATAAGCTTACGCTTAGCGTTGCGCTCTGCCTTTGATAGAGCTTTCTCAGCGGCAAATTCATTCTTGTAAGAGCTACCGTCTCTCTTCAGTTTGTTGTATGGTTCAAACTTGATACCCCAGGCACTGTTACCATCAACGAGGTTCTCTGCATAGACTGACACCTGCACACCCTTCACACCTTCTTCATCGACGTTGTGCTCAATCTTCATGTGTGTTGGATTGATGCGGATGGTCACACCACTGTCTTTCTTTTTGTTGAGATTACGGACTACCTCATTCACTCCCTTCACTGTCATGCCAACAGTTTTCTTGTGGGAACACTTACCCGCTTCGACGTCGGCTGGTTTGCAGCCACTTTCACAAAATTGGTAGATGTAATACGGTAGCACCTCACCCATCAGCTCGCGCTCAATCATCTCGTCGTCGGCCAGCTCACTTGCTATTGTGATGCGACTGTTTGGGTCTACTGGTGAGACGATAACAATTTCTTTTGGCTTAACAACCTTCTTGGCTTTCTTCACTACAGCTTTCTTAGCCGCAACCTTCTTTGGTGCGACTTTCTTGACTGTATTCTTGGTCACTTTCTTGGTGGTCTTTTTAGGTGATTTTCTCATATAAAAATTAGAGGTTGTACGTTGATTTAAGATAAGCCTTGAGGTTCTTTACCTTCACGAAGTATCTTGAAGCCTTCCCTGTGCTGATATTGATAGCATCGAGCTTCTTGTTTTTGATGAGACGGTAGAGGGTGAATTGTGATGGTTGAAGTTTAGTATCAACAATCACGCCCATCTTCATGATTTCATCAGAGCCAAGCATATCGTCTGGCTTCTTTGTTTCCAATAATTTAAGTGCTTTTTTTACTTTCTGAATCATGTTTTAAGTTTATATGTTTGTGTAAATAGTGTCAATACTTTAAGACGGGGATATCTCGCCATTCTGGGCGGCCAGCATACAACTGCCGCTGCAGTACTCTCTCAAGTTTCCCTTCAGCTCAGTGCCGCACTTCTTGCATTTGAGGCCGTTGGCGACAGCCTTGTCTTCTGTGCTCATCTTCTTTGCCAAACCCATGCGTGAGACGCTCTTGTCTGTCTTAGGTGGGAGCAGGTCTTCAAAGGCTTTGACTGAGGCGTGAAGTTCATTGGGGTTCTCAGTGAAATATACGGTGAGGGCCTCGACGACTTTCTTCAGTAGTGCCTCTGGTGGTTGTGCTTTCAGGACACCGATACGCATTGCGTACTGCAGCTTGAAGAGTCCAGTGCGTTGCCTGGCCTTCTCTGCTGGGTCGAGCTTCAAGAACTTTGCCTCTGCTTCAGCTTCTTTCTGTTTTGCCAGGTCTTCGACAGTCGCAGGTTCGTGACGCTTGGGTATGATGATTTCAACTATACGGCCGTATTCACCCGCCCACTCACCAAGGTCAACCAGCTCAAGCGGGTCAGCCTTTGCCGTGTTGTTGAGACCGAACTTTCTATTCTTCAAGTTCTGTCCTCTGACGTTGTCGAGTTCGATTGTATCTATTCGACCTCTGATTTTTACGGTAGCCATACAGATGATGTTAATGATTAAATTTTGCAGTTTTTCTTACTTCGATGTCGATAGTCTACTTGAACGTCACCATCAAGAGTAAATCTCTTTCCCATAGCATGACACTTCAAACAGCGATATTGGTCATGCGGCCCAGGCTTCATGATAGTGACGTTATTTAGTTTGTACCAGTTGTGTTCGATGGTGACTTGTGCGTCTGGTGCTAACCTAACGCCAGTAACAGTTCTCGCTTTTTCTCCTGGATAAAGAGTGTCGTTGAAGTGTTGAACGATTCTTTCAGCACACTGCTCGGGTGTCTCACCCTCGTTTGTGATAGCTGGCTCCCAGTAGTCACCATAGCCATTGCATTGAAATTCAATTTTTTGTCTCATGATTATTCTCGGTTTAATTCTAAATGTACCAGCCTCGCATCTTTGAACCTGTCCATCAATCGCTGCGCTTTTATCTCGGCCGACTTTTGTGAATCGGCGTATAGGAACTGAGCGAGCCACAATCTCCCTTTTTCTTTATCGTGACAGGCGTAGGTGAAGTGAATGTGGTATCTCATTGTGCTTGTGCTACTTCGCAGTGTCGGCAGTTCTCATCTTGTTGTGATGTCATGGTGTTAAATAATTAGATATTTAATGAACTCAATAACAACAAATGCTGCAACGACCCATAGAACAATTGCGAACGGAATAACCAAGGCGACTAGTACTGTCTCATAACCGTACCTTTCAAAATGTCTTACTATTTGATACAACATACACTATTGTTTACTTACCTCGCTAGTAACGTTTTCGACCTTCGGCTTGCCTGTTTCGATGTCAATACAATCGTAGCAGTAGTCATCGTTGTAGCTGTCTTTATGGCTGTTTAAGGCTCCACACTGCTTGCATCTATACCATGTTTCTTTTGCCATAAATCTAACTAATTGCTGCTAAGCTATCTTCGATAGTCTTGCCCATGGCAAGACCATTGACAACATGGTGCATGTAGAATCGCCAGTCTATTGCCATTGTGTACTGACAAGCAGGGCAAAAGTCTCTACCACCCTGGTTCCAGTTTCGTGTTCTGCTGGCGGCTTTCCAAGCAAGAGGGTCCAGCAAAATTACTTCTATAGCCAAAGGCCCACACCAATCGCCGTCATCGTTTACGATGTAGCAGAGACCATGAATTTCACTAAATACCACAATACGTCCGTTGTATCGCCATCCACCCTGTGTGACATCTTCAATAAATTGTTTTTGCTGAATCATATGTTTCTATTTAGGTAATTAAGTTAGTCAGCGAAGAAGGCGAATGTTTGCCGACCCACTTGCTGTATCTGGTCGTTGCACTCTATGCAGATATTCTCATCGCCGATGGTACTCACACCACATTTTTTACAAGTGTAATACCGCATCGGTTTGACAGTGAGATTGGTGACTGTGTTTGGGTCATACCCTTGATTGGGGCATTTCTGCCACATGTCTGGTGCGAGTGATTGTTCATGTAGCGCATACTCGCGCATTGCAACAACCGCATCATCGAAACTTCTTGTGCCTTTGGTGTACATGCCGCGACCCTCACTAAACTCATACACACAGATTCTCTTTGTCATATGACATCGGTCTTATTCGTCACTTCACCAGTAGCGCTCACCTCATCGGACCAGCGTTCTTGATTGAGCCAAGTGGCAGGGTGCGGCACGTAGGCACCACCATCTTTCTTCCACTGCTTAGACTCGACCTGTATCTGTAGTCCCTTCATTAAGTCGGCAAAGAGTTCATCAGTCATCTCAATCTTTGCCCAGCTCTCTTGTGCTTTTTTCTTTGCCTTCTTGTTTGGGTAGATGGCCCAGAACTCATCGAAGCGAGTATCAGCGCCGCTTGGTTTCTTCTTCACCTTACTTCTTTTTACTTCACTTCCCTTCTCTTCAGCATCCTCTTGGGACGTACTGTCTTCCAATTGAATACCACAATTCGCCAGGATGGAATTGACAGTGTTCCAAGTCTCTTTGGGGTCTTTAGAAACTTTGATGCCGAGCCGTGTTTGTGGCTGTCGGTCTTTCTTCAAGGTCTGATGTCCTTGAAACTTTGTGAGTATATAAAACTGCTCACCACTGTACTCGAATGGTTGCCACAACTTCTGCTTGACTATCTCTGCCACAAAGCCATCGAAGTCTTTGCTGCCGTATTCCCACATTGGAACGATGGCCGCCTTCAGTGTGCGGTGTGAGCGAGGTAGTAGGCCGATGTCATCTGTGTGTGGTATAGACCACGTAAATAGTAGGGCTGCTGGAATAGAGAGGTCGGCGACCTGCTCTGACAGCGATATCTTTTTATCGAGCATACGTTTTTGTGCCATCTTAAGTTTACAATTTTAGTTATAAAGGGGATGTATGGTTCTTTAGTATTAAGCGTATACGCTCTTGTCAATGTTGTCAATACTGTAAGGTGTGTATACGCTGTGTAAAAGTCTTGCGTTATAGCTGCACGTGTGGTGACCAGCACTTGTATGAACCCCAATCGGTGTAGGCGGTGCCCCAGTGTGAAAGCTTGCCTTCAGCGATAAGTCTGGTGCCGCAGTTGATGTTGTCTTCGATGTCCCATACGTCACCTTCACAAAGCACATCGAAGGTGGACTGAATGAACTGATAGATACCCTGGCCGTACATTGCACCATTGGTGTTTGGTACGTTTTGCAGCTCGCTTTCACATTGAGCTATCCAATATGCTTGGTCATGGGGTGCGCCATTGATATCGGCATACCACTCTATTAGACCCTTGACATCAGTTGGCTTAGTTGGTGCTATAGAG